AAACTTAATGATATTCATTGGGTCTATTTTTTCTCCAAAACCCTTAGCCCTAGCCGCACTTCTATCAGAAATTGTACCTTTAAGTGCAGAACCAATACCACGTCCTTCCACTAATTTTTCTGTGAGTGTGGACATGAAAGACTTCTTTCTAATTCTAGCGGCTTCTTGATATGACATGCTCATCGTCTGTTAACCTTTTTATCATATGCACTTCTATCATCTTCTTTTCCCATCGTAGGCATGGAAGAACCAGATGATGTGATGTTATTGGTATTTAATATTTTTTGTTCTGGTGCAGGTAAATCAGATAATCGTTTACCATCTCTATTTTCTTTTGATGCTCTATCAATTTCATCACCTTTTGTCGGTATGACAGGTTCAGGTGTGGCTTTATAACCTTTTTTCTCTAATCGGCTTTGTAATATACCTTCAAAATCTTTTGCTTTGATTTGAGTAAGTTCTTTATTTTGAACCGATGGGTCTGGAAGTTTAGCATTTACTAGAGCTTGTGCAACAGTTACATCTTCACCTTTTTGTGCAGACTTATACACAGCCGCAGCACCACCAGCACCAATGTAGTGTGCCATGTATAAATTTCCTGGTGTTAAAGGTACACCATTTCTTTGTAATAGTTTAACATTGTCTTGGAAAAGAGTTTCATTTAGTTTGTCTTGTATCTCAGGACTAAACTTGGTGTCCATGGTCAAACCTAATCTTTGTACCAAACCTGGTCTATCTTTGGTGCCAAACAATGTGCTACCAACAAATTGATATTTACCAACAGCGCCAGTATTTTTCTTTGTTTTATTTCTATACTCTTGAAACTTTTTAATTTCTTCTAAAGTCATCTCTGATAATTTTTTACCAGAAAATTCTTCAGCTGTTTGCAAATTCATTACATTTCTTACTTTGCCTGTTTTTGGATCTTCTCGGTCTCCAAAAGCAACATTGTAACTACCACCAGCTTCGGCTGCGCCTACGGCTTGAGATAATGATAATGCTCCACCACCAACAACTGTTGCTGCACCTAGTATTGCTGCTGGTTTTCCAACCTTTGATACAGTTGTTGTTACAGATTTAACGGCTTTACCTACTGTCGGTGCAAATCGTGATGCCGCAGCTGCAGTTGCCAAACCTGTTCCTACTGTTTCAATTGGTTTTTCTTTTTTCTTGGGTTTATCTTTTACTTTTGGTTTGGCAATTTTTTTTATTTTTGTTTTTCTGCCTGACAATGCAGCAATAATTTCTGCATTTCTTTTATCTTCTGCTTTTAGCTCATCATTTTTTTCTTTTTCTTTTTGCTCTTCTTCTAATCTCTTTTGTTCTTCATCACGAATCATTTGCCTATAGATTAGATTGAGAACTTCAACTGATGCCTGACTGGATAATCCACCAGAAAGCATTTGTTTCATTTTTTTATTTTTACCACCAGAAAAATAAGCAATATCTTCTCTCTTACGACCAAATAATCGACCAAGCAGAGCAGGTGCTAAATTGCTACCAAAAGTAAGTGTTTTGACAATATTGAGTGGGTCGAATTTTTCTTTTAACCCTGTGACTGTTGCTTGAGTTCTTTCTGATAAAGCAGAACCAATAGACGAACCAACACCTTGACCAGAAACTAGTTTTTCGGTCAATAGAGAAAACAAACCTTTTTTTCGTATGTCTGCCGCTTGTTGATAATCCATTTACTATCGTTTCTGTCTTTCTCGTATCTTTTGGTTTTCTTCTTCAATATACGCAATCAACATAGAAACGTAAATGTCCCGTTCCCAAGGCATCATATTTTCAAGTTCTGTAAGACTATACTTATGGTGTTGTATCAATGAAAAGTTAGTCTTATAATAATTCTTTAAATTGTCATGACGAAGTGTTAGCCGAAAAAATTTTCAAGGCCTTCTATTTCAATTTTGTGGTGAAAACCACATTTACTACAATCAACCTCAACATCTTTCTTTAGTTTTGGAAGATTATTAAAGAAGTTTTCAACTTTAGAAAACTGTTCTTGATTCATACCTTCTACAAACTCCAACATTTCTTTTTGTGTTGCATCTTTACTGTAATAAAATTGTTCACCATCATAAATGTATTCAATACTCTGTGCAATCATATTGAATGTGGTAGCTGCAATTGAATCCAGTTTTAAAGAATCTTGCACAATACCAAATTCTGGATACTTTAATTTAATTGTAATCTGTGGAGTTAATTTAATCTCAGGCGAAACTTCACCATTCATATCTACAGCAATGTTTTGTAAATTGACTTCGGTCTCCATAATATTGCCACACTCTTTATCATCAACCATATTGTTGCATTTATATTTCGATTCAATCACTTCACCAACAGATTTGGCACGTAAATTGATAAAATAGTATTCAACATCAATGATAGGCAAACTTTCAATATTAATGCCTTCAGTCAATGTGCAGTTGTAAAGAATATCTTTTACATTTTGTTGAATGGCAGAAGATTCATTTGATTCTAAAGCCATTAATAGATTTCTTTGTTCTTTGACCAGAAAAGGTCTAAATTTTACTTTTGTCTTTGAAACCGGCAACTCAATCTCATATGTCGGCACATCAAGTTTTGGTAAAGCCATAATTAACTCCTATAATAAATTAATAAAGTCATTCTTCAACGTTTGGTGCTTGATATCGTTGAACCACTTGGTCTGGGTCACGAGCCACATTAGAGGCTTGTAAAGCATTTGGTAAAACATTACCTGCTTGACCCAAAGCACCAATAGCGGAACCACCTAAACCACCAATCGAATCAGAAACAAATGCAAGGCCAGCATCAACCAGTTGCATACCATAGGCTTGTAACGAATTGTTCTGCCAGTAAGTATATGCAAATGTTACAACTAACTTATGATAACCATCAGACGACCAATCTAAATCTAATTGATTGATAGAAACAGGATAAGCATCATACAAATTAATTGAATATGATATTTGATTAGTTACATCATATTGATTAATGGTGACTACGGTAGCATAATCACCTTTGTATCTGAAATTGTAGTTATATGTTGGATTGATAAAGTTCAACCAAGCATCAAAGAACACCTTTTGATTCATGTCATCATCAACAATAAATGTTAAATCTAAATCATTAAATGTGGTGAGATATGGATATTTTTCAACGGGATTAGAACCAATTTTCTGTTCAGCGGTGGCAAAATTTCTGCCAGGTAAATTGGCATTCTCGCACCGATACACTAAATTTTTTGCATTGTTCACATAAGGTATTAAAGTCAAAGGTACGGGTATATTGACATCAAATTTATTTGGTCTAGCTAATTCTTTTCTAAAACTAGCTTTGAATTCGGTAATAGAACCTGCCATTTTATTTCCTTGTTATATCTGTTCCAGTGATTCTTGCCACACCTTGTTGGCGGAAGCTTTCCTGAACTGTTGAATCGGCAAGAAGGCTGCCACTTCCCACTCATTTGGCTGAACGGCAAGTATCTTTGACTGGACGTGACCCATCAAATACTTCTTAAAGCATGGTTTGAACTCTTTAAACTGTCTGGAGGCGTTTAAAATTTCATAGCTGATACGCATACGCTGTATCTCATTGTTTTTGTCAAGGACAGCGAAATCCATCAATTTATCCAGAAATGCAATCCGATATCGAATTGGTAAATAATGTAGGTTTAAACCGGTAAAGTGGTCGGATTGAATGTCTAATGCCAATACCAAAGGAAATCTGTCATAGTATGGCAAGTCTGCTTTGGTTTTAGGGTCATAGTAAAAAAAGTATAAACCACCATTATAAAAATGATTACCACGCCCTTCACGAGCAATTACAGAAGCGATACCAGTAGGATTACTGAGTTCGCTAATCTTTTTCATCATCCAACGATAGGAATCACGACTCATAGATTGTAACTGAGCCGCTGATTTTTCTCTTGCTAATTGTGTAAGTTTTGATGTAGGCATTTAAGTATTTAGGTTAGTCCTAGGTGGTCCTCAGTTAGCACTTTGAATTCCCAACCACGGTCCAGTGCAAATTCCGTGGCTGCTTTCCATTTTGATTGATTAATGCCCCACGTGGCCACCTCTTGAATATATTGTTTAGTTACCCGTTTGCGTGGTTCTGGCGGTTGTGCTTGTTTTTTTGGTTTTACTTCTAATATCATGGTCTTTAGTTTACCGTCACGGGTTCGCATCTTAACTAGAAAGTCAGGAAAGTATCGGTGCCATTGTCCATCAACGGGTGACCTATAAGGTATGATAAGTTCTTCTGAAGCCCATGAGATAATGTCTGGATTTTTGTCGAGCCAATTCATCACCTTACACTCCCATGACGAGCGGTAGATGATATTCTTATAATCCCCAATGTATTTTTGAGGATTAGATGGTGTAAATCGTCCAGAATATGCCATAAATATATCATTATGTATCTTCATTTTAGGACAACCTAATGGCTATCATTTCCATACCAACATCAATCGGTGGTGTGACCATACCAGGAACCGCTGTCAATGGACCTCTTGGTGCATTATTTCAGAATAGATTTGGACGAACCGATTTACAATATCCAAGAGATTTACAATCAGCCACCAGAGGACACATGGTGCATTTTGCCATCAATGAAATTGATCCTTTAAGATATGAAGAAGCCAAAACAAAAATTATAGCAAAAGCAGAAGAACTTGGTGGTACTGTAAGAAATGCAGTCGTTGATGCTGTAAACAATCCTGATGCACTTGCTGTTGAGGCAAAAGAAAAATTCTTAGGCACACTTAATAATGTGTTTAGTGGAAAATACACAGAACAAATCAATCTAGCGTTTAAAAACCCTACAAAAAGAAGTACCAAATCTATTTCTCTGTATATGCCAGATACAGTCAATTTTACATATGCGGCTAGTTATGGTCAAACAGACCTTTTAACAGCATTTAGTAGTGTGCCTTTGGTTGGTGCACCTGTTGCTGCTGTAACTCAGGCACTAAACAACCCTTTAGCTAGACTTGCAATGAAAGGTATGGGTTACGCTTTAAATCCTAATCAACAAGTTTTGTTTGATGGCATTGATTTCAGAGAATACCAATTGGCATTTACTTTTACACCATACTCAAAGCAAGAAGCGGCTACAGTTGCAGAAATTATAAAACTATTTAAAGTTCATGCTGCTCCAAGACTTTTACAGGGAGCCGGTGGCGGTATGTTCTTTATTCCACCATCCACTTTCACACCAACATTTAGATTTAATGGTCAAATTAATAAAAGAATTAATCAAGTTACCGAAAGTGTTATTACGAATATCAACGTAGATTATGCACCACAAGGTTTTTCTACACATACTGATGGTGCACCAGTGCAAACTACTTTGACAATTCAGTTTAGAGAACTAGAGCTTATCACTGCTCAAAAAGTGGAACAAGGATATTAAAATGCAATATTTTGATTCTTTACCTAAAGTAATTAAAACAAAAGACGGTATATCCATATTGATGACCGACTTGATGGCAAGATGTTCTATCATTCCCGAAATATTAAGGGATCCAATGTTGTATTATGAATACACGATACAAGATGGTGATACACCAGAAATTGTTGCATACAAGTATTATGGTGATTCTTATCGGTATTGGATTGTTCTGTTTGCAAATCAAATTACTGACCCACAATGGGATTGGCCACTTTCTTCAAATGCATTCGATGCGTATATAGATAACAAGTATCAGAGTTTTAATCCATACTCAACAACACATCATTATGAAAAAACAATTACACAGTATGACACAACAACTCAAACTACTACAATCAAAAATATTATAATCGATGAAGATACCTATAATTCATTGATTACAGGTACAAATACATATTCATTGCCTACTGGAAATGTAACCATTACAGTTACAAAAGCCGCAGTAAGTTATTATGATTATGAATTAAATTTAAATGAATCTAAACGAACTATTAATATATTAAATGTAAACTATGTTGACCAATTGGAAGAACAGTTTAAAGAATTGATGGTATAATTATGGCAGCGGTTGAACAACCAAATAACAATCTTTTTGATAGTCCCGGTGTATTTTATACACAAGATTATTCTTTAGATAAACTCAATTTTTTATTGGCTAGTGGCCAAAAATTTGATTTAAAAAAATTATTGATTGAATTATCTTATTACGAGGACCTTTACAGTTTTGTTGTGTCTGGTTATTTGACTGTGCAAGACGGCCAAGGTTTTGTTGAGTTATTACAATTGACAGGTAAT